TCGCGGAATGCTTTTGCACTTGGCGCGCCCTTGCTTCCGGGCTTGCGCATTGTCTCTCCAGATCCTGCTTCGATCCGTTCGCGCTTTGCGTGGATCGCAGCATAAAGCCCCGGATCGCCTTTTTTCTTTACCATCACTTGCTCCCGCCTTGAATGCGCCCATGATTTTGATGAAAACTGTATGCTAGTTCTGCATTTTTGCGGGCTTTAACAGCCGTTGCTAAGCACGCATGATAACCAAGCTGCTCAGTGTTGCCATCCCACGTAATGCGGGCGTTCCACTTTTGTTTGCGGCCATCAAACGCAACTCCTTGAACGCCGCTGGATGAATTAGTTCTGACCTTTTTGTTTCTGGCATTTTCAGAACAATCAACGGAACGCAAGTTGCTTAGCCTGTTATCAACACGGTTTCCGTTGATGTGGTCTATTTGCTCTGGCCATTCACCGTAAACCAAAGCCCAGATAACCCGGTGCGCTAACAAACTTTTCCCGAATATTTTTCCTGCAAAATATCCGCTGTTGTTTAGCGTGCAAAATGCCTCTGAATTTTGAACCGCTCTGGTTCCGCGGTCTTGAGCCCAAAACAGTTTACCTGTTTCCGGCTCATACTTCAGCCATTCAGCCAAACTTTGAATGCTGACCGTTTCGCTCACTTCTTTCCCCTTGGTCCGTCACACTTCCAGCGTTCCCGGCTCAAGCGAAGCGGGCTGTTTGGATCTTTAGCAGCTTTTGGAAAATCGCGCATCTGTCCAGCCGAACGAGCGCAGTAAGCATCGGATTTTGCCGTCCCCGGCTTGACACGCGGTCCGCCATCCTTGGCGTTCCCGGCCTGTCCATAGCTGACTTTTCGGCCATCCGCCGTCGTCTTAACCTTGGCCTTACCTTTGGCCGGTGTGCTCTTGGTTGCCATTCATCCCTCCATAGTAAATGGGGCGGCTGTTACACCGCCCCATCATATCAGGCGAGACGGTAAGAGACGAACGTGTTCGCCGCCGTCTTGACCGTGCGCAGGCGCAGGGCGTTACCATGCACGAGGCCCGTGGACGAGTGCGCCGACTGGCAGATCATCGTGCCAACCACAGTGTGGTCTGCACCTGCCGTGATCGTCGCCGTATCCGCCGCAGCCGCTGACAGGTTAATGACGGTCCAGTCAAAGAACTCATTGACAAGGAACGTCGCCGCGGCATCCAGGAGCGTGCCAGTGGGCAGGGTGTAAGCCTGCGTTGCGCCAGCCGCATGGGTAACGGTAACAAGCCCGGTCAGCAGTTCCGCCGCTGTCAGTGTGGCAGCAGTTGTTTCGGCGGTCGGTGTGACCTGCACGCCGTTCACCAGACGCCCCTGCTTCACGATGGGGTCGGTCCCGATTTCGTAGAACACAGGCAAGCCGCCAGCCGCTTCGATCTGGATCGTCGCGCCGCCGGTATAGGTGCCGAACACGGTCTGGCCGTTGATAACCGTGCCAAGAAGTGCGTTGGTCTGCGGATAGTTAACGTAACCGGCAACCCGGTAGACGTTGGCAAGGCCCTGCGAATACACAGCGACCTTCTGAGTGGCCGTCAGGGTGACAGAGACGAGCCCGTTCGGGGAAAGGTAATTGCTCATGGTCTGATCTCCTTAGGTCTGGCTGAACATGATGATGCCGCTCATCATGGGCTGTTTGTTGACAACCCCATAGAGCGTATCAAGGCGATACTTGGTCCGCATCGTGTTGATGTCATACTGTTTTTGCATGACAAGCTCGATGCCCTGGTCGGTCGATGCACGCATGACCGCAGCGCCGGCATCCTGCGGAACCGCATAACGGCCCGGAAGGATTTCAATGCTGTCCTTGAACCAGAACGGGTTCTGGAAGTTGGTCACGGTGTTCAAGAACACGATGGCGCTGTTAGACGCAGGCGTGTTGACCACACAGTTCTGATACTGGATTTCCGCATCAGATCCGCCCTGCGCCGAGATGATCGGCGGAGAGATGACCAGCGTCGTGCCACCAGCTGGAACCGAGATAACCCGGAACGTCATAAGCTGGCCTGTGTCCTGCTTGGTGATCAGGTGGACCGAGTTGACCGTTGCAATGGTAAAGGCATCGCCTGCCGCCACGTTGGTCGTCGATGACACCGTGATGGTCTGGTAACGGTTATCGACGTTTGAGGTTTCCCCCGTCGAAGCAACAGCCGTCGCCTTCGGAACCCAGTAGTTACCAGCAGCGGCGAGCGTACTCATCGTAAGGCCAGCACCGCCGGCAGCAGCCGTCTTGCGGTTCGCATAGTCCAGCTTGTAGGTCTCAAAGCTGGCAACCCGGCCGACAGCACCTGCACGCAGGGCCTGATCCGAGATGCCATTGCCGAACGAACGGGATGCACCCTGGAGGTTATTCGCCATCCCGTTATAGTCACGGGTGCTCAAGGCGAGGTAGCGGTCTTCCATCTGCACGCCGCGCTCGTTCATGATCGCTTCGCACTGGGCAACGTCGTCGAAGCCCGTAGCCGCCGCAGAACGCTTCACGAACAGCGTGCCTTGGTTTGCTGCCACGTTCATTACCGACACGTTGATGTCAGATGCCAGCTTCTGCTTTGCAGCATCGCCAAGGCGATTTTCTTGCAGAGCATCACGCAGTTCCGTAGCCGTCAGCACGAACGGCACAGACCGCTGGAAGCCGATGGTCGCAGGGACTGCAAGCTGGGTGTAGTCATCAAAATTCGTGGTCATGTCCGTGCCGGCATAGCTGGTCGCTATGTAAGGCTGGGGACGCCACATCACATTATTCGTGCGTTCCATGACCGACTGATCGGTATTGAAAACGGCGACGTTGCGGGACAGAACGAGCGCGTCCTGAAAGCCTTCGAGGATGTTTTCGAAGGCAACCCTTTCTTCCTTTGAGAAACTGTTAGCCATTTAGGGCTCCTGTTTAGGTGCCCCGCTTGCTCTTTAGCTGGTTTTTGTAGGCGATGACTTTCGTGTAGTCGCCCGTCTTTTCAGCGGCTTCGCGGAGCTTGTTGAGTTGGGTTTCCGAACCGGACGAAGGGGCTGAGCCTGTAATTCGTGTTTCTGGTGCGGAGGCGGGTTTACGGGATTGGGTTCTCATCTGCGTCTCCATGCGCGCGACCGCGAAAATAAACTCGACAGGGGGAAGCTTTGACAGTTCAGCCAAACGCTTTTCGTCTTTACCAATAGCATACAGCAAAAGTGCAGGGTCTTTTACATGCGCCAGAACTACACCGCGCTGGGTATCATCAAGCGCGTGTAAGACCGTCTCCTCCACATCGTCAAAGTCGCGTATCTTGCCTGCGACTTCTTTCTTTCGTGCAGTGTAGGCCTCAAACTTGGAATTAAAAAACTCCTGGCGCTTGGCCTCGGCGTCTCTCGCTTCCGCTTGCTGCTTGTCAGAAACGATCTTGCGTTCCTTCCAGGCATCCAGCTTACGTTCGAACAGGTCAGCATCGTAATCGCAGCTTTCAAGCGTCGGCTTCGGTCCCAGTTGCGGCGTTTGTTCTCGCGGTTGGGCCTGTGCCAGTTGCTGTTCAAGAACGCGGATTTTCTTGGCTTGTTCCCGGTTCGTCTTTCGGACATTGCGCAACCATTCGGGTGCCTTCGTGTCCTCTTCCTGCTGAGGCGGCGTCTCCTCACCGATTGTTACAATCAGTTCTTCCTCTTCCGTGTCGTCCGGGGCGGCGTCGTTCTCACCCTCGGTCGTCTCGGCTTCGGCTTCAAGGTCGTCCGGTGCTACGTCCAGATCCTCGATGTCCTGACCTTCAATCACTGCCTTGTCCATTGGTATCCCTCTCAGCGTTATCCGGGCGCTGGCTCCCGTAATTCTTTAAGCACCTTCAATGCGTCGGATTTGCCCAAACTGTCAATATCAGCCACGATCTTCGCCGTGCTGGCTTCCGTGTTGGCAACCTTGGCCACGTTGAGCGCAGCCTGCGTCTTGGATTTCTCGGCCTCTGCCAGCAACAGGGCGGCATTTGCATCCGGTTCCTGTGCCTGGAGTTCGGCCTCCATCGCCTGCATTTCTTCTTCGTTCGGTTCAACGGCGCCCATCTTGACAAGGCGCTTACGGAAGAAGGCCCGAACATCTTTCAAGCCCTCGCCTTCCATGTTCATCATCGCCATCGAGGTCAGGACCGTTGCCATCTCAGGGTCGTTCTGCGCGAACTGGAGCATTCCGACCAGTGACCGCACTGTGCCGGCACGCTTGCTTTCAGAGGATGGCCCGACAGTCACCGCAACGTCGAACTTGGCCTTCTCTAGGTCATTGGCGTAGACCGTTGCGCTGGTTTCCTCGTCAATCGTCGGCGTGTTCAGCGTGATGCCTGCGATGTCATTGTTCTCGGCCACGGTTTTCATTTTCCGGCCGCGTTCGACGTAGACATCCCTCGCCATCGAAAGCCAGATTTCCCCGCAGCGTTTCACCGCTTTGGCCATGTTGCTCATGTAGATGAAGTTATTCTGGTCAACCCTCGTCTGGATCAGTTCAATGGCCACGCCTGAGATGTTGGGCGTGATCTGCTCGGCCGCTTCCTGCATTCCCATCAGGTCAGCAACGTCCTGCTCGGTGATCTGGAGCAATGCTGCGAGGGGCTGGGGTATGTCAGGCGGTTCGGAGTAGCCGATTGGCCCCATCGGCTGCTCATTGCCTTGGCCATCTGTCACGGGGTTCAAGAGCAAATAGCGGTAGTTCTCGACGTTATCCTGGCCCCATACGTTCTCGTGGCCTGCAATCTGCTCCGGTGTCATGATCGGCTTGCGGGCAGCAGAATAAGCACTGATCTCGGCCAGTTTGCTTAGCTGCATGTTCTTCAGGCGCTGGCTGTCCTTGGCCAGACGCACCGCGCCCATGAACCGCTCCTTGTTATCGACAAACCACCGCTTCCCATAGACCGGCACAATCGGGATATTACTGCCAGCGATGTATCCGCTATCCTCCAGCACGCCGCCGCCGCTAAGTATCCACTTGTGTATCTTGCGCCGCTTGACGGTTTTCTCCCTCACCAGCGTCATGCCGGTTGCAGCAATCATCAGGGCGGTCTCTTCATCTTCCAGATCGTCGCGGGCGTATTCTTCTTCATTGCCCAGCACGTCGGCGTAGACGTAAATCTTTTCCTTGCGCTTCTCGACCACGTAATATTCCGCAACGTAGATCGCGTCCTCGGTTGACCAGTCGAACTGCGTCATCTGCACCGACTTGGGCCAGCTTGCAGGGCTGTCGTTCCATTCGGCCTCATAGGCTTCCGGGGTCATCGCAGTCAAAACGAACGCAAACATCGCATCGCTTTTGTCCTGGCGTTTGCTGTTCAAATCGAAGAACACCGTGCTGTCAGCATCGAAGATCGGCTCGAACCTGATCCGCTGATAGTCCTGTTCTTCCTCGCCCTCGGCATATTCATCCTCCAGCTCGGTGCGCAGGCGCCATGCCCCGAACCCACCACCGACCGCTTCCTCAAAAGCATTGTCCTGCGCTTCCTCGGCATGGCTGTCGATTTCGTCGGCCCGATACAATCCATTGCAGGTCTCGGACAGCTCGTCGGCTTCGGTGCCATCCTTCGGGATATACTCGACCGAGATCCGGTTATTGCGGTATTCGTTGATGATCCGCATCACGCCGCGGTGTACTTTATTGACCTCGATCCGGGGTTTGTTTCCCCAGTCGCGGAACATGCTGCCTTCCCATTGGGCGCCGGCAATGCTGTAAAAGCGGCGGTCCTCAAGCGAACACAGTCTCTCGTCGCGTAATGTGCTCTCAACTTGGTAGAACCGTTGCAATGCCTCCTGATGGATGCCAGCCCAGATTTCGTCTTTGGTCTTGGCCATTCAGGCGCCTTTCGCTTTCTGGTTACCGTTTTGAACACCTCGGTCGGTGTCAGCCCGGTGATATTCTGCTTCCGGTTGCATCAGCGCCTCGCCATTGGCATCGCCACAGCGGGCGGGACAGCCTTGATCCGGCTCTTGTCATCGCGCACCATTGACGGAAACAGCACAGAAAGCCCCCAGACCAGCGCGTCCACCCTGTCCGGTGATCCGTCGCCTTCAAATCCGAACGTAGTCATCTGCGTCATCTGGGTCTCAAGGTCAATAAACGCCCCAACGTGGTGAATGCGGCCCTGTTCATAGAGCGCGGCGATAGGCTCGGCCCTTACGTGCTTGCCCCGTGTAGCGCGAACCTCGACGATCTTGACCCCTGCACGCACGCTGCGGATGGTCTGGGCAACCATGTCACCGCCCTGGTTTACCTCGACGGCTATGCCATCAGCTTGCCAGCGGTCATGCACAGACAGGGCGCGCCTTGCCCAGTCCAGCGGGCTGCCCTTCAGCGATGCATCCTCCAGCACATAGCCGTCCTTGCCATCGGCAGACTGGCCCACAACGATGATGCCATGTTCGTCTGATTGCTCTGTGTTGCTGATCGCGGGATCTACTGCAACGTAGATACGGCGCATCGTTGCCGGGTGTTCCTTGATCCTGGCGGTGTCGATGTTTGCCAGTGTCCACAGGGCATTCGGGATGTCCCCGAGTATCTCGCCCTCAAGTTCCTGCCGGCCTAGCCTTGTGCCGCCGTAGCGGTTCTCGATCTTCTCCAAAAACGTGCCGGCAAGGTTGTTGCGGTTGTCCATCGTCCGGCCGCGGGTGATGACCGCCTTGCCTTCAGCGCCTGCAACGATGGCTTTCACCAGTTCAATCGGCCTCGGTGTTGTGGTCACAAGGACTTGCGGATGGTCGCCAAGGCGCAGGCCGAACTGTAGCTGGTCCCATGTCTCGCGGGCATAGCGCCACTTTGCAAGCTCGTCACACCAAGCTGCGGAGAACTGCGGGCCTCGAAGCTGGTCCGGTTCAGTGGCGTTGAACAGCGTGGCCGTTGATCCATTCGGCCAAGTCAATCGGCGTTTCGATGGTTCGTAAACCGGGCGTTCGGTTTCGCTGTGACACCTGAGAATACCGCTTTCGCCTTCCACCATCACGTCACGGGCATCAGCGGCGGTTTCACCTACCAGTGCGATGCGGATTGGTGATGCCAGGGCTTTTTCCCTAATCCACTCGGCGCCGGTTCTGGTTTTTCCCCATCCCCTGCCGCTTAGGATCATCCAGATGTCCCAGTCTCCATCGGGGGCGCATTGCTCTGGTCTTGCATGAAAGCCCCGCCACTCGTGCAGCAGGGCTTCACATTCAGCTTGGCTTAGCTTGGCTAGGATTGCATCCCGTTCAGTGGGTGGCAATCCGGCCAGCTTCTCCAGAACGCTCTGCAACTTGGATCACCATGTCTCTCAGTTTGTCGGCAGGCTTTACCGTGTGTTCATGCACAATCGGGTTGGCAGGATCGCCTTGCAGGGTCAGCGGGAGGACTTTGCCGAGTAGTTGCGCAAACGCTGGCGGGTAGTTTATGGCAAGGGACTTCAGGTAGCCGACTGTCTCGCCTTTGCCTTGTCCATCTTCACCGCAAAGCTCAGCAGCTTCCAGAATGGCTTCCTTCAGCAGGGCCGTTGTTCGGTTCTTGGAGCCCTTCTGCCTTCCCTTGCCTGCGTTACCACGGTTCATGCGTAGATTTTCCTTGTTTACGCCGGTTCAACCGTTTCAACGTGTGGCATTTCTGCAACACTCACTTCAAGCACGGGTTCAGTGATTTCGTCGCCGGAGCGCGTGTATTCGGTGTGAAACGTCTCGTGATGCTTGGCCCATTCTTCGGCGGAGATGGCCGGTTCCTCGGCGGTTTCGTCGGGCTTGCCCATCCAGTCGGCGGTTTCGGTCATTGCTTCAATGACGGGCTGTTCAGCGGTGTCTGTTGCGACGATTGGTGTCGGTTCACTGCCCCATGCGTTCACGATGGCTTGGTGGGCTTGCAGTTTGGCCTGGATGCGCGCTGCCATCTTGGCGTCGAGTTCAAGGAGCAGGTTGCGGTGCGCTTCGGCGGTTTGCACGTCGATTGCGTGCTCGGTGCTTTCGAGCGCGGC